CTACATTGCGGTCCGGCGATACCGGTTGATCACGTAGCGTTCGCCGACCGTGAAGCCATCCCAGCCCGACCGGTAGAACACTGACTCTGGCCCCTTGGTCTCCCCGTAATCGACCTGACTGGGATGCCGCCACAGTCTTGCGGCGCTGGTGAGGATGACGGCGCGTAGGTCTTCGGTGGGTACGCCTCCCTGGAAGCCGTTGCCCCGTGTCGCTGACTTCACGATGGCGGTGATGATGCCCAGGATCTCGGTTGCCTGCTCCGCGCTGATCTCCCCGACTCCATCACCGACTCCATCAACACCCAGCAGGTTAGCCAGATCGACCGGAGTGGGTGCGGCCACGATCACGCCTCGGTCAGCAGCGTGACGGCCTTGCCCTGCAGAAGTGCCACGTCCCAGCGGGATACAGCACGGATACCCACTGTGTCGTAGTCGCCGAACGTCTGGTCGAGAATGGCCACCTCGGCGTCGATGTCGCGGGCAACAACCACCTTGCCGAAGTCCACCAGCGCCACACGGGCCTTAGAGCTCGCATTGGGGATGTTGTCGGTGATGATCACCGGCAAGCCGAGGAGCTGCAGAGCGGTCCCGTTCTGGATGGTCGCTGGGTCGAACAGGTAACGATTGTCCGACGTGCCCACCTTCAGCTTGCGCAACGCCGCGAAGCTGACCGGGGTCATCACCCAGTGGGTCGGGCTGACCTTGTTGCCCTGCGCGGTGGCCAGCCCGTCGATGAGCGAATCGGGGTCGGTGAGATCCAATGCCCCGGTGGCGATTCCGCTCTGGCGAAGGATGCCCTTGATGGTGTCGGAGGTACCTGCACCGTCATACAGGGCCGCGTCCAGGACATTGGCCACGTCGGATACCAGGCGTGTGCGAAGTACGGCCTCCAGGCCCACCACACTCTGACGGATCAGCTCGTTGCTGACCTTGGTCAGGGTCTTGATGCCCTTCAGCGTGGACGGCAGAAGCTGCACCTCATCGAAGGTGGCATTGCTGTCGGTGATCTGCGCACCCGCAGCGGTGAACGCAGCGGTGCTGCCCGAGGCGATACGTGGAACACGAACGGGCGCAGCGGAGTCGATGATCTGCGGGCCAGCGGCGAGGAACGTGCTGGCCTGCTCCAACGGCTCAACCAGAAGGTTGGCTACCTGGGCAGCGGTCAGCGTCGCATTGCCTGCGGGAGTCTGAATCGTCATGAAAGTCTTTCTTGCACTTAGAGATTAGCTACCACCGACGCCAGGTCAGGAGCATGGAAGTGGGCACCAGGCCCGAAAGAGTCGCAAGAGCACCAGGCCCTTTAGCTACTCTAAGTTTACCATCGTTTCCGCAGATCAGGCGCTACCCTTGAGCCGGTCGAGCAGGCTGAACTGCCCAGAGTCGCCTCCCGCAAGGCCCTGCCCGATGCTGCCGGATAGCTTGCGGGCCTTCAGGTGTGGCTTCGCATCCGTTAGCGACTCGATGGCAGAGGCCAACCCTTCGGCGTCGTCCAGTAGTTCGGCGACATACTCCAGATCTGTTGCGTCAGCGAGCTTGCCGGTGGCTGCCACGCGTGCGGTGAACAGTGCGCGGGCAAGTTCCTCGGTGCGAGCCTCGGCAGTTTTGGCCCGGTCGCGGTATCCGGCATTCTCACGGCGCAGATCCTCGACTACCTTGCGCGGAAACGTATCTGCCCCTGAATCGCCCTCTGCCGCGCCAGGATCCCCCTCGGTAGTCGTTACCTCGGCGGGATTGATTTCGTTGCCCTGTAGACCATCTGGGCCGGTTTGCGTGTCACTCATAGCTGGTTTCCTCTCAGCGGTCCTGCAAGCTGCTCATCGTGCGGCCCAAGATGATGTCTCGGGCATTCTGGGCGTCCTGGTCGATAGCGGTTAGCTCGGCGGCGATCTGGTCATCTGACAAGCCGAGGCGCTGCAAGGTGGCGCGGCGGCTAAGAATGTTGGCTTGGTACAGCTTCACGGCGGCGTCGGCCTCGGCGGCAACCGAACGTGTCGAGGCGTCAGCCCACACCACACCGACAGTCACGTCTGCCGGGACGACACCGTCCCGCACCGATACCAGCAGGCGGGCGACCTGCTCCCAGGCCCTGCCGAACGTCAACTGACGGGCCTCGGCGCGGGCTGTCAGGCTGGCCTCCGATGCTCGCAGCGCTTCAGCACTGGTGGGCTGATCACTGAGGATGCCGAGGAAGTGGGACGGTAGCGCGGATACGGCCATGATCTGGCCTAGCCAAATCCTCACGGCTGCCTCATATCCCGCTAGGTTGGCACCTTCGAGCTGGCCGAATTTCGCCTGATCGTTCTCTGACACCATGGCGCGGTTACCCTCGGGAATCGGGTTGACCGTATCCATCACAGGTAGCCCGGTTTCGGGGTCTGTGACCACGTTGCCGTTGTCATCCAGGCGGGGAACCTCGGTCAGTTCGATGCCGGTTGCCCAGCGGCGAGGGCGTGCGGTGTACTCCTGGGCGACTGCCAGATCGGCCAACGTCTTGCATAGCCCGTCCACCAGTGGCCTGAGGTCTTCGATCTCGCTGCAGCCGTCCACGTCTAGCAGGCGGTCGCTGTTGGTGATCGGCACGACCGGCACCACGCCCAGCGGATTGGGCAGGGACTCCACCAGTTCAAACCCAGCGGCGGCAGCCCCCGGCGTATTGGCCCGGTAGTGCTGGATCTCTTCGGGTAGATACAGCCACGCCTCGGTGGTCGTCTTGGTGCGGATGCGCTTCACCGCTGCCAGCACATCGCGGCTGACCGGGTCACGCTTCACCGTGACTTGCTCGGCGCTTTCCACCGTGGCGCGTGGCTTACCCTCGGCGTCGGCCCACACAATGACAAACGCCTGGCCCAGCGTCAATGCCTCGCGGTGCGCAACACCGCTGAGCTGGTCGAGGTCCGAGGCTAGGAACTCGTCCCACACATCGTCACCTACGAAGCCCGAAACACGCAGCCGCTCAGCAAGGCTCGTCACCGCCAGGCGTGGAATGTTGGAGGCGATACGGCCAAATCGGTTGTTCAGAGCCAGCTTTGACTCGGGCGACAGAAACGCCAGAGGCTGCTGCCCTCGGTAGTACAGGTTCAGGGTGTGCCGGTGGTGGGCACCGCTGTCGAGCTTCTGCAGAAGCTCCACCAGGAGGTCGGGGGTGGTCATCGGAATGAGGTCGTCCTCTTCTTTGTCTTCGACCCCAGCCACGTTGCGCGACTGTGAGCCATGAGCAGAGCTGCGGCGCAGTCGATCTTTGCGGCGCTGCGCCTACGGCTGGCCTTGCCGATGCGAAGGCCTCCGTTGCTTTCAATTACCGTTGCGGCCAACACATGCCGCGTCAGGATCTCGTTGCCACTGTGGGTGAACTTGCCAGCGGTGGCGGCGGCATATAGTGCCGTCGTCGCCTTAGTGGTCCGCGATGGGGACCAAGGAAACTCGGTCACCTTCAAACCTTCGGCGGCGAGAACCTGAAGGGTGCGGGTCCAGCGGAACGGGTCAGCCACCAATTCGGTTACACGCCAACGAGTGCGGGCATCACGGATGGCTTGCTCTACTTCCAGGACCGGCACACGCCACTCAGGACTACCGTCGTTCTCCCACACGGCCAGCACATCGAAGTGAGGTGTTGGCGATACGGTGCCCATGACAAGAGCCGTGGCGTCGGAGTCGCGGCCACCGTAAGAACCGTCCAGGGCAATGACCACCTCGGACCGGTCTGGGATCGGCTGGCCGGTGTCCAGCACTGCCCAGGTATCTGCGTCAATGAACGGGTTGGCGTTCTCGGTGATGAACTGGCATAGCCGTGCGCGACGGAACTTGCCCTCTGGTGTTTGGTTCAGCAAGGCCCGCATACTTTCGCGGGTCAGGAAGTCATCCAGTGACGGGCAGGCCAGTTCCCAACAGTGCTCACAGTCGGCACGGTGGTGCTGGAACTCATCGGCGGAGAACTCCACCCATGCGAATGTCGAATCGTCGGGGTGGTCCTGGGCGTACTGGCGCAGATTCAACAGCACCGAACTGGCGGCGTTCGGCGGGGTGCCGATACCGATAGCAGTTGCACCCGGCAGCTTGCCCAGACCGAGTAGCAGCGTGTCCCACGTGTCCGGTGAGATAACGCCGACCTCGTCGGCCAGGGCCAGCGTCCAGGTGCCTAGCCCCTCTAGGCGCTTGGCTTCTGCCGGTAGCGCGGTCAGTGTGCTGCCCTTGGACGGGATCACGATGTGGTCCCGGTAGACCTGACAGCGGGATGCGAGCGCAGGGTTCAGCTCCACCATTCGTATGGCGGGGCGCAGTGTTAGACCGGCCTGGCGTTCGTCCACGGCCACAATCGGGATCTCGTTGCCGTCCGGCCCGGTGAACAGTTCGTACAGTCCCAGCGCGGCCATCAGGGACGTTTTCCCTGTCCCGCGTGGGCACATGATGCCCGCCACCGAGGGACGCGGTTCGGGGTCGAGGATGGGCCGCAACATGTCCACCTGCCAGTCCCGCAGGCGCATCGGCTCCCCGACACCATGGCCCTTGGGAGTAACCAGGAACTCAGCACAGAACTGCGCGAACCGTTCCGCGCCGACCTTGTCCGACACGAACGGCAGCGGAGTCGGATCGGCTGCCCGTTTCGGCCCAGCGGCCATGCGATACTCCTGGACTTATGGCGAGTTGGGAAACCTGGGCGCAGATAGCGGGTGTCGGCGGTTTCATCTTCGGTAGTTACAACATCGTTCGCGGCATACGAGAGCCAGTTCGCCTGTATCAACGTGAGCTCCGCAGCAAGCTCCGCGACGTCCTCTATGAGGTCCGGCTGGAACTTGAGGAAGCGTTGGAGCGCATGAACACTGGGACACTTGGCGAGCTTCCCGAGCGCCTGCAGGGCGTGCATGAACAATTGCGACGTATCAGTCCTGGCCTGATCTCGCCAGCGGGTGTCACGATGTCGGAGTACACGAGTGATCTGTATGCGGCGATACAAGGGCTGCGCGGCTACAAGTCAGGAAAAAGTCGTGGGGGCGCATGGGAGATGCGTCTCGAACGAGGAGGGCTCCGCCCGCTTTACAAGTTCCGCGAGATCAATACGTCACCAACCTCATCGGAATTGCGTGACCTCCTTTATAAGGCTGTCTGGAAGACTTCTGACCTCATCGACCTGACAGTCAGGATCGACAAAGGCTCGCATCTCACCTACCGGAGATATCGGCCCACCCGGTTCTCCGAACGCCAACACAAGCGGGCGCAGGACAAGGCCTTCGAAGTGGAGAGGCGGGGCGGGGCAGAGTAATCGTCCCTGCGCTTCGCACGCCCCGTGGGGCAGCCGGCTAAGTACCCCAACCCCCCAGGTCTGGCATGTTTTCGCTGGTCAGAGTCCTAGCGTGCTTGGCGGTGTCGCGTGTTCGCTGCGGCTAGAGGTGTGGAGTGGCAGCGGTGTTGCCGCAGCTCATCGGGTGCTGGTTGATGGGATGTGTTGCGGCCTGGTGGTTTCGGTGTTCGCTTGGCGTTGCTTGCGTGCTGCGATGGCGGCGTGGACGGCAGAGCGTTCGGCGTCGGTGCAGTGGTCCTGGCGTTGGCCGTTACACGGGTTGCAGAGCACGCGGAGGTTCAGCGGCTCGTAGGCCAGCGAGGGATTCTCGGCCAAGCTGATGATGTGGTCAACGCTGAGATCTTCAGTAGTGCCGCATAGCTCACAGAACGGGCTGGTCTTGCGCAGGGAGGCTGAGAGTCGCCGCCATCGTGTCGTGTCGCGTACGTGGCCTCTGGGCCGTCGTGCGGTGCACTTGACGCGATGGTCTGGGCATCGGGATTGCTCGTTGAGCTCCCCGCATTCGAGGCAGGGTTTCAGGATGGCTGCCATGTCACTGCATCGCTCTGCGTCTCCATAGGTTGATGGCGTCATGGTCGGGTTGGTCCGGCAGTAGCGAGGTATGGACGGCGTCCTGTAGTCGTCGCTCCCAGTGCTGGATTGATTCGTCCACGTACTCGGTTGGGATCACGTTGCGTCGGATGGCCATGAGGTAATCGCGGTCTGGTCCTGCCTGCATTGGCATCGTGATGGTGCCGGTGGTGAGGAGTTCCACGGTTTGCATGAGGAATCTCAGGGCGAGGTCGTCACGTTCGGCAGCGACTGCGGTACGCCATCCTGGTGTGAATGTGGCTGCAATTTCCTTGGACAGGAATAGGTGTCGATTTGCTCGCAGTCCGATGAGATCTGGCGTCAGCAGTTCGGGTGTGAACAGTAGCTCTCTCAGCGACGGGTTGCCTTCGCCGTAGTTACGTATCCCTGTCAGGGTGATCTGGTGTATGTAGTCAGCGAGGCTGAGGAACGCTGTCGGAAACTCTGGAACTGTGAACCATTCGAACTCACGGGAATGGTTGGGGAACAGTGGGATTCGGTCGGCTGGTGGTCGGGCGCAGATACCGAACGTGTCCCATCTGTCAGAGTTGGGTAGCTGCAGGCCGTGCGCGTAGGAACCGACGTTGCCGACGATGGAGATTCGTCGGAGGATGGTCACTGTTCGGCGATGAGTTCGGCCACCAGGCGCTCACGGTCGGCTAGTTGCGCGTCCTGTTCCTCGAGGATGCGCCGGTAACGGCGGATCGCTGCGTCACGTTCGCGGATGGCCAGGCGCAGTAGGGCTACGTCGTTGGGGATGGTGCGCTCTGCGGGTAGTGCGGTCATTGTGAAACCTCTTCGCTCACTAGGTGAATGGGTAGCGTGCTGATCTTGGCGGCAATGCTTCGATATAGGGCCAAGAGCTGATCGCAGGTGAGTACTACGTGGATGTCGCTGTCTGGCCGGTTGCTGCCGAGGCTCAGGTGTAGGTCTGCGATGCCGTGTTGTGACGGGTGGCCTTCGATGGCGATGCGCTGCGGGTAGATCAGGGATGCGTTCATGGCTTCCAAACTGAGAGTAAAAAGACAGATCAAAGAGGGCGTTTGCATTTGCCCTGTTCAGCGAGTCGGACATGGGTCAGAATTTGACCCACCACATGGGTCAGAATTTGACCCATGTTGGCTGCCGATATGGGTCAGTCACTGACCCACCTTGGCACGCTGCTTACGCTGATCCGCCTTACGGAGGTGAACGGCGCACGGGCTGTCAGGGTTGCCGCCCCAACCACCTTCAATTGCATGCGCAGGGACTACCAGACATTCGGCGCACGACGATTCGTCGAGTAGGCCAGCCTTCTTGGCATCGCGGATAGCCCGCTGAAGATTGTTGGGATCCAACGGCTTAAAGCCGTCCTTGCCGAAACCGCCGAAGATCTCGGCAATCTGCCCGCGCTGAAACGTTGCGTGACCGTTTGCCTTATGGCGTGCGAACGCTAGCCATGCGACACGGCACCACAGCGGGTACGCGGGATCCGCTGCACGTTCTTCCCACACCGATTGAAAGTGCTTAGCCCAGGTGTTGCACGTCGCCGTCACAGTCGTTCGCCCTTCAGTGTTGCTTCGCGCTCGCGGGCCAGGTAAGAGTCCACATCGCTGCGTCGGTACACGATGCGCTTGCCACGCTTGTAACTCAGCGGGCCATGTGACCGCCAGCGGAGGTTATACATATGCCCCACAGTCACATTCAGCATGGCGGCGGCCTCGTGAATGGTCAGCAGTTCATCGACAATCTGAGCCACTACGCTGCTCCAGAGTTGAGAATGGTTGATACGCAACGACGATTGCGATCTGAGCTTGCGGGGCAAGGCCTCCGCTATCTGAATCTAGTATCTCATACGTTTGCCGTTTAGATCATCGTTGCAGGTAGCGATACTGGCACAAGTAACTGCCCATAGGACGGGTGTGCGTGACCTGCATCGGACGGGTAGCGATTCAATACGGACATGGCGCAACTACTCCGCACCGCACAGGTCTCCGAACAGACCGGCATTCCTGCCCCAACACTGCGCTGGTGGCGGCACCGCCAAGAAGGCCCCGCGTCATTCAAACTGGGCAGGACCGTGGTGTACGACGCTGACGATCTCGCCGCGTGGATCGAATCGCAGAAGGCCAGGACCACACGCGGCGAACAGTGAGGCCGCAATGGCACCTATGCGGCCTTCTGAGCCGCTTTCATGGCCTCCCCCAGGGCCTCGGCCACCCCGGCCAGATCGTCGCTCATCAGATGCCCGTAGAGATCCAGCGTCATGCTGGCCGTGGCATGCCCAAGCATGTGCTGAATCACCTTCACGTTGGCCCCGGCAGAGATGGCCAGGGACGCACACGTATGCCGTAGATCGTGCGGCGTGATCGTCGGGAAGCTGGGCGTACTCGCCTCCCCCGTTGTCGCCGTCTCCTCTTCGCGCTTGGCTTCAGCCGCGGCCTGCGCTGCCTTAACCGCGTTGTCGAACGCCCACCGGTATTCACCCAGTGGCAGATGCCCACGCTTACGGCTGGGGAAGACAAACGCGTCAGCGTCGGCGGGCAACTCAGCCTTGAGCCGTTCCCACACTGGCGCAGGCACGGGGACGCGGCGGGTTCGCTTGGTCTTGGTCGCTGTCTCTACGATGCCCTGACCCTGCACGTAGGTGGCCGAGTTCCGCACCGTGATCTCTTTGTTGCCAATGTCCTTGCGGCGCAACGCTGAAGCCTCACCGAACCGCAGGCCGCAGTATCCGAGTACGAGAGTCATCGTCTCGAATCGTCCTGTCTCACTGGCTAACTGAATGAGTTGCGCGTGGGTTAGATAGTGCTGCTCCGTCTCGGGTGCCTCGGGTAGATCGTTGCGCGGGCTGATCTCAGCGGCGATGTTCTTCGACGCCAGACCTGCCTTCACGGCGTACTTGAACACTGCGCCCATCAGTTGATGGGTCTGCCGGATCCGACTGGCCGATAGCGCGGTGCCCGCAACTGAGCCGTCCACAGACAGGCTGGCGATCCACGAGGACAGGCCCCCGTAACTGATCTCCTTGATGGGCGTATCGCCCCACTTCGGCAGCACCAGGGTGTCCAGGATGGATCGGTAGCCCACCAATGTCTTGGGCTTGCGCTGCGCACCCTGCTTGATCTTGAACCACTCTTCAGCCACGGCGCGGAACGTGTCGGTGCCAACGTCAGGACTGACCCACACGTTCGTGACGACCTTGCCGCGCTCAGTGTTCGACCACGCCTCAGCCTCGGCCTCGGTGCGGCAGTCCTTCGTGCGCGGCTTGCCGTCGTCACCGACGTACCACCCGCGCCAGCGCTTCCCGATGCCCTGCGGCTTCCCCCTGCCCTCGGCCCATGGCCCCGTGGCCCGCTTCGACGGGGTGCCGTCCTTGTTCTTCCACAGGTCAGACACGCCACCTGTACCTGGGGTTCTCTTGATTGACCTGCTGGGCTTGTCGGTGGTCCCGACTGGCACGCTCAT